GTATACTGTCGGCGGATTGTTTTTTTCTGCGCAATATGTCTACCCGTAACTATTAACTTATACGCAACCAACTCTTAACTTATTAGCAATAACAGAAAAATAGAATACCTTATATAAATATCATTATTTGTATTATTACTTTAAAATACGTTGCACATATCAACCATGTAAGGGGTTTTGGCGGCCCGGTCCCCGCCCCAGAAGTCGCCTCTGCCGAACCAATCCTCAAACAATCTCCGAAATGGATATCCAATCCTCAAACAATCTCCGAAATGGATACCTGATTATCTTATTAACCCATGAAATTGACGCTTGACATTGTGTGTATTTTTTGAGAGGATACTTGAAGAGAGTAGCTACTATATCTTCTCATAAGGGGAATAGAACAATGGATAGAGATACCAGACCGAAGACTAAACCAGTATCAACGTCAACAGGTTCAAACGGCTGGAAATATGCCTTGTACGGCAACGGGGAGTTATGGATAATGGGTAAGGGCGGAATACGCGCCGGTTATCTAATGAACCCATGCGAAGAACATATTGACATAGCTATTGGTAACTTTGAAGAGGAATTACGCTCTTTACGCTAAAGAATAACTCTAACAAACGGGGGACAAAATGAAAAAACTAGGGAAAACAGTAGTGTTCTATTTACCAACAACGGACAACAACGGAAAAGAATTATCGGGAGAAAATGCAAAAATAAAAAATAAACTGTTAAAAACGTTTGAGGGTGTAACGGAATATGGCAGCGCAAGGGGAATCTGGAAAGATGGCAACGGTCCCGACGCTAAAATATACCATGACGACTTGACCTTAATTGAAGTGTCGGGAGATAAAACATTTGAGGAAATTGAAGCTTTAGCAATTCAAATCAGGGAAATTCTACGCCAAAAGGCGTTATATTTCAAAATTGACGGTGCAGCCTATTTAGCTTAAGAAATAACCTTATCGGCCATTTAATCGGGAGAAATAAGATAATGAGAACAAGCAAAGGAATTTATTACTTCCCGAATTATCAGACCGCGAGAGAATACGCCCGAAAGAGAAGTATAATCTTTCATAAAATCATTTGCTATGGTTTAGGATGGGCAATTCAATATAAGCCATATGGTGAATATGTTGGGACAAAGGCGGGAAACTAAACACCCCACAATAAATAGGAGAAATAAGATAATGCTAAATGATTTCCAGAAAGAACAGCGCAAAGAAATAGCAAAGTTGTTTAGTTGTCATCCAAATGATTTATGTGGGACATTCAAGGACAATCTATTTGACATAGAACACCACGGCGGATATACTATTAATTGGGAAGATTGGTCCGATGAAGAATTGCTGTCCGAAATTAACTAAAATTGTATCAAAAGAATATGAAAACACAATTACTTGGATTAACTCAAATTAGGAGAATAAAACATGTATAAACTACATGATTATGGAGAACACGACGGAAAAGACAGATTTTACCTATACGAAAACGAAAAAGGAAAACAAGTCAAATATTTCTCCCATGATTGCTTGTGCTATTCAGACTATGGGGGAGCGTATGATATTGGAAAAGCAAATTGCCGGACACTAAAGAAAGACTTTCCAGAATACCACACTGGCTTTTCTAATGAATATGAAGATTATGAAGATATGCCAAAGTGTGTAATTAAACAAACTGCATATGGTGAGCTAGGATTCATGCAAGAATCTGAAGAATGGGAAGAAATAAAAGAAGCTTTAGAAAACTATCCCTTATTAGGCGACGAAGAGCATACCACACTACAATATGAGGAAGAACAAGAAGCCGCCGAATTTTGGATTAAACATGATTTTAAAACAAATAATGAAGATTTTGAAGATATATGGGATATGCTAACAATCGAAAAACAGCTGGAATATTTCTTTGACACCGTTTCCGATTTAGAAATATACTCAGAATGGGAAGGAACAAGCGTATATTTCCCAGGCGTAGACGAAGAAGATTTTACCCTAGCAATCGAAAATAAAGTATTATTTGAGCATAATCCTTTGACCTTCGAAGGTAGCACCAAATATAGGGAATATTTGGAATTACATGGCCAAGGGGTACTCTTTAGTAAGATGAATGAAGACGGTAGCAAAAAATACTCTCAAAATGTCTGAAATCGGAGCAAGTATTATGGGAGGGCCAAACCACAAGGAAGCAAAAAAAATTATTTTCAACCTAACAGGAAAAAGAATAAAATAAAACTTGACAAATATTTAAAATCAGTTTATAATGTGTTTTCCTTAATCGGGAGTATGCTTTATGACACTACTTGTGGGAGAATGTGTTATAGATTTAGTAACAGGAAACTATTACACCATCGAAGAAATCAAAGGAGAAAAATATAAAATAAAACAAGATTTAAAAGGAATGAAAAATACCCAAATTAGACAAAGAGATGAAATAAAATCTGTAAATCATTTACAAGGAGAAAACAAAAGAGTGTACAAACCTCAGGGGGGTAAAGAAAATGGAATACCTTAGTCAGATAATAGCGTTTGAACAAGGAGAATTAGACGAAGATGGAGTAATTGAACTATTTCAAAGATTAGTAGATAACGGCATGGCATGGGCTTTACAAGGGCATTATGGGAGAACGGCCATATCTTTAATCGAAGCAGGACTAATCACAAAGAGGTAAAATTATGAGCTATAAAATAATCCGTTTTTACCGTAATCCTGACAGGAAAAAGACAATCGAAACAGGACTAACACTAGAACAAGCCCAATTCTTGATTTCCTTCTCTTTAAGTTCTAGCACTTGTACCGAAGATGAAGAAGATGAAAATAACCCAGAAGGTCACGAAAAAGCAGAAGCCTGGTTTGATGGATACGAGGAGGAGTATTAAAATCATGTATACCCGACGACATTTTGAAGACGTTGCCGAAATTTTCAGAATTGAAAGTGCCAAATTGGACAAAGCAGAAGAAGATAAAGACCCTTTCGCTTTAGGTAGAAAATATCAAATAGAAGTACTAATCCGTAAATTTAAAGACACATTTAAACAAAGAAATCCTAATTTCAATCCTGAAACTTTCCAAAAATGGATTGATAAACGCCACAATAGCTAATAGGAGAAATCATGTTTAACCCTTGGCAAAAACTAGCATTAAAGTTTTATTTGGGGGGAGAAAAGAACCAATATAAAAGTATTGAAGAAATTCAAGGGGATGGACTACTCCTCTTTCTAATGCACGAATTAGAGGACGAAAACATGAGTAATGGTTCTCAGCTTAATCTTATGACAGCAAGACAAAGAATTGCTACCGCTATAACCGATTTACAAGAAGTCCTTAACAATTTCCCTATGTAGGAGAATAAAATGCACAGTGGCGGAACGCTCAAAAGAAAGAACATAGAAGCACTGGAAAGAGCCGTCAAAAGAGCCAAAAGAGAAGGAAATCAAGAAATGGCCGATAGAATCCAAGAAAACCTAGATAAAGAGAACGAGTATAAGAGAGATTAAATATGATTAGATTTACGGACCACGAGGAAATACTAATAAATACGGCCATAGATGAACATGGCTACAGATGGGCTTTACTAGACGAGCTATTCGATGGAGAAGAGTTCGAGAGTATATGCCCTATCTGTAGGAGCCAAGTAGAATCCGGCTGGCTTTGTCTAAACACCGGGAAAACTATTTGCGAGGACCATATCGCCTTACTTTAAGAAAGAGAAGAAATCGCATGAGAGTAAAGAAGGCCATTATGATTCTATCCGCCCATTCTGTGACCTTCCCGCAGGGCAAAAATCCCTGGGAGCCTATAGGCGTACAGGGGGTTTTTGTCCCGTAGGGAAGCCGTCCGGCAGGACTGATAACTTAGCACTTGACAAAAGGTTAAAAGTATGATATAATTTCTTCTTTTGAAAGTAATAACTTATTATCACCTTACCTTACGGCTTATTCGTTCATATTTACTTACGCTTTCTGGCTCGCGTAAATATTCTCTCTTCCGCCAGTAATAGATTCCATAGTAAATAAAAGATAAAGTAAACGCTATTGGCCGATTAACTTAGATGCGCTCCTTGCGCTCGTAGTATGCTTTTCTCTCTTTCACAGGAGGATAAAACTATGAAAATTGGTAAATATAAACTTGGATGGGATAAAAAATATTGTATTGTTTCTCCTATATTCCAGCGTTTAAGATTTAAATACTCAACAGTTGTGTATATCGGTCCTTTGAGAATTATATACTAGCTTTTCTAATGGATATGCAAAAACTAGCATTAAAGTTTTATTGGGGAGGGAAGATACACCAAAAGGGGTAATCGAAGAAACTGCGTATTGTGGAGGAGTTAAAATGAGAAAAATCAATCCAGACGCAATTAGAGATAGGGTGATTGTAACCCCCGGCACTAGAATTGGTTTTTTGAAAGTAATATTTACCGGGGTCTCCCTGATAATATTGGGTTATGTGCTTTTTTATGTAAGTTCTGATTCATTTGATGTTTTAGTTGAATCGTTTTTCAAATGCAGTAGATAAGAGGAGGTAAAATGAGGAGGTATAAAGTTTGGCTTAACAGAAAGCGAAAAAATATAGGGTTTTGCGGAGAAGAAATGGGGAGAATTTTAACGAACGATATGTGCGGGGAGAAAGTCATAATGAAATTTTTGATTGATAGTAAGAATGACGTAAAGGAAGAGAAGGAAGAAGAAGGACATTTTTATCTTTCAAATGATAATATTTCTGAACGTGATGTTGTAATTAATTTAATGTTAGATGAATGGTGCATATTAGGGATAACAAGGGAAGGAAGGATTAGGTTTTATAGGGGTCTTCCTGATGACATTGGGTTAGTTTTAGATAAGGTGGATGAGTCGGTGCAAATAGACACATTATGGGAGTCTCATTTGTCGGAGTCGATTGGAAAGCAAAGTTAGCCCTAATATGAGGTGTATCTGAAGCTTAACTAACCCATCTCCCGCCTCTGAAGTATCTATTCGCTGGCTGGGAGGGGTCATGAATGATTTTTTCTACTTCTTTCTTGACCTCTCCCGGTTCTAGCTCTGATTTCGCTGTCAAGTAATCATTCATCTCAGCTTTTAATATCTCATGGCCAGTGTTATATTCTTGTAACCTGCTTATAATCAATCTGTTAAGGAAAGGTAAAGGTTTCTTAGGATTCAGAAGTTTCTCTTCCTGGGTAGCGTGACGAACTATAAGAGAAGAAGTTTTTAAGTCAAGATTAACTTTCTCAAAAGCTAAAAACTTAGGTTCTTTCCATTCTTCTTCGTCTTTTTGTTTATACATACTCATGTTCACCGTATAGCTTTTATTGATTCTCTCAAAACCTACGATAGTATCAGGGTCAGTGCCAAATACACTAGACCCTCTTGCTCTTTGTGCTGTATGGCCGGTATGATGGATAGCTAGTACTGCTCCACCTAAATAGTTTTGGATTTCGGTTACTAAGCCTGTAAATAAAGAAGCATTCTCTTGCGAGTCTTCTGTGATACCTTGCATTGAACGGCCAATAGTATCAAGTACGGTAAGTCGGTATTCGGAATGAGATTTTCGCGCTCCTTTAATGAAGCTTGCAAAGTCTTCTGTAAGGTTTCCTTTGTGGTCTATGAATTTAACAAGAGGTACAGGGTCAAGAAGAACAAACGGTCCTTCTTCTACTATCTTATTGAGGTAATATTGTTGCCATACATAGACTCGTTTCTTAAAGCTGCGGTGCCCTTCACCAGCGGCATATAATACTGGACCTTCGCCGCCCTTGATTTTTTGACCCCAATAACCGGGGTGAGGCCATGCCCGTTCGTTGTGGACAATGCCAAGGGCAATATCAAGGGCGGCGAAGGTTTTAAAAGTGTCAGAAGGGCCATACATTAGTACGTACCCATTGTCAGTAATGAAATCTTCCACCAACCATTCGGGGGGTTTAAGATGCTTTAACCCTTCAAGATTAGTAAAGCGATAACGGCCTTCTTCGTAGATGCTTTCCTTAACTTGCTTAATCGTTTTAAGGTCTTGGACTAGCTGCACCTTTTGGTATTCAGGAGAGTAATTACCTGGCGGGTCTTTAGCGTAAGCGTACCCGTTATCTACTTTTACTTTTAACGCTTCGTAGTCCCAAGGTGGAGTGCAACGGGGGTTCCAATGCTCGTACATAAGCTCAAGAGCTTTCTCTTTAGAGAGTCCGTTTGAGCGCATGATAGCCGCAGTAGCATAAGTTAGATGGTCCCCGCCTTCTCCTTCGTGCGCTACCTTAGCATGCTCAAGAAGGTAGGTAGTTGCTTTAGTTATACTTTCAGGAAGGTCAGCCGCTATCTTCCAAGTTTCATTGTCTTCTGCTTTAGCACGAGAGATGTTAGCAACTCGTATCATTTCGTCAGTACGATGAAGAGGAGTATTTGTTTTTGCCCAAGCATAATCTCCATCTTTTGTTTTAGAAGGATGAAGAAGTATGTAACTTTTGTGGCTACGCACATCTACATTTGGGATAATTTTACTGGCACTAGGAGCGACAATTTCATTTTCGTTGAGCGTAAAAAAAAGATGGTATCCGCCTCTAGGAGTGGTTGCTTGCAGTCCAGTATCTAAAGGTCCGCCTATATGTTGCCCGTTGCCGATAGATTCTACTAGCTGTTCTCTGTCATAGCCTGGGTCTAGGTCAAGCACCATCATGTTAGCTTCACCAGGAACGAAGCCGATGTTTGCTTTAGGCCACTTGGCCCACCAACCTTGAATCTTCTCCGGGTCAGTAGAGCAAGCGGTTTCCCATTGTTGTATGTATGGGGTCTTGTCAGATTTTGTTGGAAATATGGGCCAGCCGCGTTTAGCATAAGCTAGCGCAGCTTCTAAAAGGTCAGTCATATTTTTCACACAAGAAAGTAAGATAGCGTTCTTCATAGAGAGGATTTTTTTGCCGATACTTTATACTAGAGTTTCTACCTTTTATTGTTTTGTTATATGTTTTAATTTGTTCTATTTTTCGTTTTTTAGCGCAAGGTAAGCATCGTTTAGCGTTATATCTTCTATTTGTGGGTAAAGCACAATCTATGCAATTTTTCATATTAGTTTCCCCCCGGTTTTGAAACTTGACGCATAGTATCACGAAAAGGGAGGTGAATGCAAGCTTTTTTTTTGCTTGCTTTAGATATCCATATGTGGTATAATAAAGCGTTCATACCGTATCCTCATTTCACAGGGAGTATGTCATGCGAAAATTTTTAGGAATGATTCTAACAGTAGTGATTTTGTTTGGAAGTGGGGTAGCTGTAGCGTATGCGCCTTATGACCGAGTAGAAGTCCGTGTAGTATGCAAAGGAAAAGAAGCAGCAGATAGGTTTGTTGAGGCAACTAAATCGTTAGCAGCTTTTACTACTTTTGTTGCGCAAATGGTAAGTGATCCCGAATTAAAGTGTGCAGTAGCTCCTCAAAATTTTACCGTTACCTTAAAAAAATATTATAAATCATTTGTAGATTACGAAGGAACGAAAGGAGTAGTTTGGGAGCTTTTAGAAGGGGAAGAAGTTTATTCTTTTTTGAAAGTTTCTGAACCGCTTGTACTTTAAAAATAAAAAAATTATCTATTTGTATCAAATAAAAATTTAAGCATCTGCGGTTGAATTAAGTTGAGGAGACATATTATTATGTCTAAAAATACGGAAAGGGGTGAAATAAATGGGGCCGAAGTTAGCGTTTAGTGAGCAAATGCACAGTGAAAAGTATCGAGGGCAAGGTGAAACATTTAGAGAAGCGATGAATAGAATAGCTTCGGCTCTAGCTGATGACGATAAACATTTTAAAGCGTTTAAAGAAATTATTTCTGATATGAGATTCTTACCTGGGGGGAGAATCCAAGCGGCTATCGGTTCTACTCGTAATGTTACACCGTTCAACTGTTATGTTAGTGGTACTATAGAAGACAGTTTTGTCGCTGGTTATGGTTCGATTATGGAACGCGCTACCGAAGCGGCGGCTACAATGAGACTTGGGGGTGGAATAGGGTATGATTTCTCTACGTTACGGCCTAGAGGAGAAATCATTAAGAAACTTCAATCTGCTTCTTCTGGTCCAGTGTCATTCATGGGTATATTTAACGCTGTCTGTATTTGTATAGCTTCCGCTGGGTATCGTAGAGGAGCAGAGATGGGGGTTCTCAGGATTGACCATCCTGATATCGAAGAATTTATTAGAGCTAAACAGAATGGAGATAAGCTAACGGGGTTTAATCTTAGTGTAGCGGTTACTGATGATTTTATGGCTTCTTTAAAACTTGGTTCACCTTTTCAACTAAAATGGGGGGGTAAGGTGTATAAAGAAGTTGACCCTAGCATCATTTGGGAAATACTCATGCGTTCTACGTGGGACTGGGGGGAACCAGGCGTCATTTTTATTGACCAAGTAAACAAAATGAATAATCTCCATTACTGTGAAACTATTGCGGCCACTAATCCTTGTGGTGAGCAACCGTTACCTCCTTTTGGCGCTTGCTTATTGGGTAGTTTTAATCTGGTGAAGTATGTGGTCCCCGGCTCACCTTATCTCTTTAACCGAAATCAGTTCGTAAATGATATTAAGATATGTTACAAAGCGATGGATAATGTTATTGGTATAGCACAATATCCTTTGCGTGAACAGAAAAAAGAAGCATTAGATAAGCGTAGGATGGGTATAGGTATCACTGGTTTAGCTAATGCCGCAGAAGCTCTCGGGTATGAATATGGTAGTTCTCAATTTCTGAATTTTATGGCCGTTGTATTAAATGATTTAAGAGTTGAGTTATATTTAGCTTCATCTGCACGAGCTAATGATTTAGGCTCTTTTCCTTTATTTAAAGAAAAACAATTTTTAGATTCAGAATACGCTAAAACTTTACCAAACGATGTCCGCGTAGCTATTAAAAGATATGGTTTGCGCAATAGTCATTTGCTTTCTATCGCTCCTACTGGTACAATTAGTCTTTGTGCGGATAACGTGAGTAGTGGTATAGAACCAGTATTTGCTTATGAATTTGAGCGAGCAGTGCATACTGAGTCTGGTCTAGTGAATGAAAAAGTAACTGATTATGGGGTACGAGTGTTCGGCACAAAAGGTAAAGTAGCTAAAGATGTGACAATTAAAGAGCATCTTGACGTATTAAGTATGGCTAATGTGTATGTCGATAGTGCCGTATCTAAAACTTGTAACGTACCGCACAGCATGAAGTGGGAAGATTTTAAGAACATTTATATAGAAGCTTGGGAACGCGGTTGTAAAGGATGTACTACTTTTACTAACGGAGGCAAGCGTAGTGGGATATTCGTTGAAGAGGCGGGAGAAGAAGCAGTAGCTTGTGGTATTGACCTTGACACTGGGAAAAGAGATTGTGACTGAATATTTTGTTTCTTAGTTAAGGGGGGGGGTAGAGTTTGGTAAGGGAGGAGTCTTTTCGGGTACAGTCTAGTTGGGCAGATAAACCTTTCTGCTATCGTGCGCCTTACCCCGAAGGTGCGCTAACGCCTTACGAGTTCCAACTCGCAGGAGCAGAGTATTGTCTTGCGCGAAAACATGCGCTCATAGGAGATGAGCCGGGGTTAGGTAAGACTTGTCAAACGATTCTTATCAGTAACGCAATTGAAGCAAAGAGTACGCTTGTCATATGTCCTGCTAGTTTACGCCTAAATTGGGAGAGAGAAATATGGAAGTGGTCAACGATAGAGAATGTGCAAACTTACCCTGTATTAAAATCAAAAGATGGGGTCCACTTAAAGTCGAACTATCTGATAATTTCTTATGACTTATTGCGAAATCCTTCCCTGCTTTCAGCATTACTGTCGAAAACGTGGGACCACCTGATACTGGACGAAGCGCACCTTC